ATAAATTATTAAATTAAAACTTTGGATTATTCCCGAGGCTACTTATAGCCTCGGGAATACCGGAATACTGGAATACTCGCGCATAGTAGAGAATGCCCGGCGTCAAGGAAAGCGATAAATGGTTTATACGCATAACCGCTCCCCACACACTCCTCCGGCCAAAGGTTGAGGAGTTGAAAGGACAGATAGACATTAAAAGAATGGCAATTGGATTTCATATAGGAAATCGTACAGGAAAAGAGCATATACATATAGCATTAGAGTTGTTAGGTAACTTACAACAGCAAAGCATAAATAAACGAATGAAGAAAATCTTCGGAGTCTCAGGCGCAGATTATTCCTCAAAAATATGGGATGGATCCCATAAGGTACTATCGTACCTATATCACGACGAAAAAGGAAGTGTTGAATATTTCAAAATGGAATTAACTCCTTCAGAATTGGAAGAAATTATGAAGACTAAAGATGTCTATAAGGACATTGTACACACAGCAAAGCAAAAGGCTGCCACACGTATTCCGGAACGGATTTTAGAGGAAATCCGAGAAAGTGGCAGCACATGGACAATGAGACAAATCATTAAAAGAATATTCGTCGGAGTAAATAAAGACGAATGGTACCCACCAGGATCCCAGATGGAACGATACGTACAAGAGATACTTGTAAAACAAAACCCAGAAGACTCGATTCCAGCCTTGACAGATTATTACCTCGCTCGATTTACTTACGGGTTATAAGACCTATTTCAGCGGAAACTATTCCAACTCTGTGCGGATGCACAGGTGCCCACAGCCCTTGCCGCGAGCGGCCACTGCCGCAAGCGGCAACGGGTGAGGACGCTCCGGCGCAGCCGACCAGTGCGGGGCACTGGAGCACCACGAAATTAATTTCGAAACTCAACATATAAACCACCATGCCCCCTGGCCGTAAATACCGCAAGAAGGGCTCTAAACCTAAACGTGTTTTAATGCCGTACACTCCGGCACGTAAATACAAGAAGCGCGGTGGCCGTTCTACGGCTGGCCGGCTCATCACTACGATGGCTGGACTTCTAACAAATAGCACGTGGACTCAAAAGGCCCGTAAACTTGGCTTCCAGGCTCGCGCTATGCGAGCCGTGGGTGCCCCCAATATTTACCATGCTAATTTTGCGTTGCCTGTTGTTGTGCCGCCAGGACTACAGGATTTTATCTCGTTTCCTACGCTACAGCGTACGCAACTCCAAGCAATTCTTTCAAGCGTACCTCAGAGTTCTGGACTCAATCGAGCATTGATCCAGAGTGCTCAAACTGAACTCACGTTCACAAATGTGACTAATGCACCTGTACAGGTCGAAATGTACGACATCATGTTCCGTCGTGATCTTTCCACAGACGCTCTTGTTGTAAATAATGGTAATAATTTTACATTCGCTACTATTGAAGAAATGATTAAATCTGGTTGCCAAGCCGCTAATGGAATTGCTCCTGGCGGTACAGACGTTTCGTCTTATATTGGAGCCTCTGCGTATGATTCGCAGATCTTTAAAGATTATTGTCGCGTAGTCAAACGCCAGCATGTTTTACTTGCTTCCGGTGCTACGCATCGTCACCAGTCAAATATTGGAATTAATAAAATTATTGATGAATCGGTTGGAGCAAATGAAGACTTGATTTATGTTAAAGGTTATACGTATGCTACGCTGATTCTTACGCGTGGCGTCGGTGCGTTTGATGCTACAGCCTCAGTGCCGAATTCCACCACAAATGGTGCTTTCTTAAATTTTGTTACATCTGTACGTATCAAGTACACGTGGGTCGCTGATACCACGAACTCTGTATACTATCATAATCTACCACTGCACACTGGCGTGCCTAATGTGCGCAACACCGGTTCAGGTGCTTATGAGTCTGAGACGCCTTAGGCCGGCTCGCTTCGCTCGCCGGCCAACCTTACGTGGCCAGGCTTTAGACCCTTTCAAAAAATTGAAAATTCAGACTTGTATGTACACGCCCCGCTTGCGGGGCGTAAAAGTTTAAATAA